CCACCGCATGTGCGACCCAGAGTTCCAGGAATTGGGGGGATAACGCAGCACGTCGGGGGTCTTTTGCGCTCGACGGCGTATGCGTGAACGGTGGCGGAACGTCGTCGGCGTCGTTATGCTTTGACGGTGCAAAGGAGATAACTCGATGACCCTCTATAAGCCGCCTGAGCCCCCTGGCGAATTCTCGCTGCCGCTGACGCCGGAGCGCCTGAAGTGGCAGCTTGACGTTATCGGCTGGGGTCGCGGCGAGGTGGCGCACCGACTGGATATCGACGACAGAAAGGTTGCCGCCTGGGTGGTCGGACGCAGCTTTTGCCCGAACCTCGTGGCGGTCTGGTTGGAAAAGCTCGCTCAGAAGATGCTAGTCGATCCGGTCCCGCCGGACTGGAACGAGCGGGAGCCAGGCCGAACTGCTGCGAAGCATGGCCACTACGGTCGGAACTCAGGCCGTCACGAGATCAGAGAGCACCCCGACGACGAGGAGGGCGAGGCCCAGGTGATGGAAGACCCTCCAGCCTTCCTGCGCCGATGATCGAGCCTACCGAGGCAGACATTGGCCGCATGGTCGTCTATCGCGAGCGCGGGGACTTTCCTGGCCGGAAGATCGAGGAAGGCATCCTGACGTCGTTCAACGAGAAGTATGCCTTCGTCCGCTACAGCGGCGTCACTTCCGCGGCGACCGACTTCGCCGATCTCGAATGGATCCAGTCATGAGCGATCTGCCAGACCCAAACGGTGAGACCTACGTCGGTGACGGCCTCTATGCCAGCTTCGACGGCTGGCAAGTCCGACTGAGAGCGCCACGAACCGATGGAGACCATTGGATCGGCATGGAGCCAGAGGTCTATCGCGCTCTGCTCCGTTGGATCGCCAGTTACCCGCGGCTGAAGCAGCACATGGAAGGCGCGTGATGAGCGACCTGCCAAAGATCAACCCCATCGTTGCCGCCGCCCTTACGCGGATGGTGATGAAGCATCCAGGCATACTCCGCGATCCCAAGTGCGCGGCGGCGGTGCTGGCGCTGATCGTGGAGATACACCGCGAGGCGGCGAGCGCATGGCATGAGCAACCGGTGTAAAAGTCGGGCGTCCGGTTTTACACCGGTTGTCTGGCGTGAGCTCCAGCGCCTTGGCTGGAGCAACTGCATCGATGATCGGGGCACAATCAGCCTGATGCAGCGGGTGAAGCGCAATATCTGCGGCCGCATCATTGCCCGCGAGGGTGATGCGACATGGCAGCGCGATCTGGCGCTGAGTGACGCACGCCGGAACGGACGGATCGCATCTCGTCCTACGCTGTGGCCCCGAGGCGGACCGGTTGTGCGGTCGGGGCGCTCTACAATCGCCTATTGACATCTCAGATCAAGAAACAGCACTAATTCGCTAGACTCCACATTTTGCGACTGAATCGGCGAAAGGGCCCCAAATCTTGCCCTATGCGCCACCGAAACATCGCCCGCCAGGATGGCGTCCGGCGGCACCCAAACCCACAAACCCGTTCTACGGCTCGACCTTCTGGCAGGCCCTTCGAGAGCATGTCAGGCAGCGCGATCGAGGCATTTGTGCCCGTTGCGGCGACCCTGGCGCGCGGAGCGTCGATCACATCATCCCCCGTGAACTCGGTGGCATGGACCATCCCTCGAACCTCAGGCTGCTGTGCCGCAAATGCGACAACAAGCGGCACGCGGAGAAGGGAAAGGCTTGGAGGGACTAATGATGAGGCCCGGACCTAAACCGAAGCCAACGCTGATACGCGAGCTCCACGGATCGAAGCTGCCGAAGAACCCCTTAGAGCCGATCCCCAAGGGCGATCTGACGGCCCAGGAGAAGGCGGCGTGCCCCGCCCACTATGACGCCGAGCAGCGGGACTGCTGGGAATACGCCCTTCGGCATGCCCCGCCTGGTCTGCTCAAGCTGATCGATGCCTCGGTGCTGAACACCTGGGTCGTGGCGCATTGCCTCCACGTCCGTGCGAGCCGCGACCTGCAGAACCGGTCGCTCTTCATCAGGCAAGGCCCGCAGATCATCCCGAACCCGTTGCTCAGCATCATCAACAAGCAGGCGCTCGTCATCCTGCGGGCGGCCGACATGCTGGGTTTCACACCGACAGCGCGGCCACGGATCAACGGGAACATCGCTGCGGAGCAACTGACACCGTCCTATGGCCGACCCGAGAAAGACGCGCCAACGCGGAGCCTTGAGGAATTCCTCGACAGCGCTCCCCGTTCGGCGGCCCTCAACTGATCCGGTCTCGGCCTACGCCTGGGACGTAATCCAGGGGAAGATCGTCGCCGGCAGCCTGGTGCGGCTGGCCTGCGAGCGGCACTTCCGCGATCTGGCCGAGGCCGACAAGAAGGGCTTCGTCTGGAACGCCGACAAAGCCAAGTTCGCCATCTCCTTCGCTGAGTATTGCCGACACTCCAAGGGTGAGTGGGCGGGGCAGCGGATCAAGCTGGCACCCTGGCAGTGCTTCGTCCGTGGCTCTGCCTTCGGCTGGGAGCGTAAGGACGGGCTGCGGCGCTTCAAGGTTGTCTACGAGGAAGTGGCGCGGAAGAACGGTAAGTCCACGAATGCCGCGACCGTGGCGCTGCACATGCTGGTGGCCGACCACGAGCCCGGTGCCGACGTGTTCTCGGCCGCCACCAAGAAAGATCAGGCCAAGATCGTCTTCGATGAGGCCCGCCGCATGGTCATGCGGTCTGAGGACCTGCTGAAGATCGTCTCGGTCTACAAGTCCTCGCTCGCCGTGGACCGCACCATGTCGAGCTTCCAGCCGCTCAGCAGCGATGACCGCACGCTCGACGGGCTCAACCCCCATGGGATCGTCATTGACGAGCTCCACAAGCACAAGACGAGGGCGGTGCTGGACGTGCTCGACACCGCTATGGGGTCGAGGCGGCAGCCGCTCCTGTGGATCATCACCACGGCCGGCGACGACAACCCTGAGACCGTCTACGCGCAGGAACGGGCCTACGCCGAGCATGTGGTGCAGGGCAACTTCGTGGACGACGAGTGGCTGGTCTACGTCGCCACGCTGGATCCGGAAGATCGGTGGGACGATCCCAAGGTCTGGATCAAGGCAAACCCGAACCTCGGCGTCTCGGTCAAGCTCGATGACCTGACGCGCCAATGCAGGGCCGCGAAGAACAACCCTGCCAAGCAGATGGAATTCAAGCGGCTGCGGCTGAACCTCCGCACCGCGTCGGCCACGCAATACATCACCGGTCCGCTCTGGGATCTGAACTCGGGCGGGCCATTCGATCCTGCGGAGCTACACGGCCGGCGCTGCTTCGGCGGCCTCGACCTCTCATCGAGGATCGACTTGTCGGCCTGGGTGAAGCTGTTTCCGCCTGTCGGGGAAGGCGAGCGCTGGCGTGTGGTGGCGCGGTTCTGGATGCCGGGTGACACGGTCGAGGAAAAGACCGATCGGGACCAGGTGCAGTATCGGCGCTGGATCAATGAGGGGCTGATCGAGGCGACCCAGGGCAACATCATCGACCACACCGAGATCCAGAACGCGGTCCTGGAGGATGCTCGGCTCTTCGACATTGCCTCGATCGGTTACGACCCATGGAACGCCACGCAGCTCGTCGTGAACCTGCAGAACCATGGCATGGCGATGTCGGACTTCATCCAGGGCCTGCGATCCTACACCGCGCCGACCAAGGAACTGATGGCGCTGCTGCTGTCGCACAAGCTCGATCATGGCGACAATGCCGTGCTTCGGTGGATGGCCCTGAACATGCGGGTGCAGACAGACAAAAACGAGAACCTGATGCCGACGAAGAAGGTCAGCGTCGGGAGAATAGACGGTATGAGCGCGTTAATTATGAGTATCGGCCGCTCGATGCAGGACGACATGGCAGGACTGGAAGGCTTCCTGGCGAGGCCGGTGGTGTGAAGTGCGCCGCCCGCTCAACTACGAGCCGCCGCTGAGCGTCGTCGAACGGACGCCTCCAGCACCTAAGCCGCCGCCCCCGCCGACCTGGTGGCAACGCTTTCGCCTCTGGCTGCGCCGGATGCTTACGAACCACTGACTGGATCCCCGCCCGGACATGAAGAGGTTGCGTGTCCTGTCGCTCGGCGCGGGCGTGCAGTCGACGACGCTCGCCCTGATGGCAGCACGCGGCGACATAGAACCGCCGGACTGCGCCATTACCGCCGATACGCAGTGGGAAGGCCGCTCATTCTACGAACATCTCGACTGGCTGCGGTCGGTGCTGCCCTACCCGGTTCACGTCGTAACCCATGGCAATCTGCGCCAGACGATCGGCAAAGCTGATGGCTACTGCGCCATCCCCTGGTACACCCTCGACGCCGATGGCTCGCCAGGTATTGGCCGACGGCAATGCACGTCCGAATACAAGCTCAAGCCCATCATGCGCGAGATCCGGCGGCTGCTTGGATGCAATCCCAGGACCCACATCCCGCGTGGGCTCGTCACTATGCTCATCGGTATCTCCTTCGACGAGGCGCTTCGGATGAAGCAGCCGAGCCAGCAGTACATGGTGCACGAGTACCCGCTGATCGATCTGCGTATGACCCGGCAGGCTTGCCAGAACTGGCTGCACTGGCGCCGTTACCCGCAACCACGAAAATCGGCCTGCATCGGTTGCCCATACCACGGCGACGATTACTGGCTCGATCTCCGCAAGAACAGACCGGACGAATGGGCCGAGGCCGTTGCGGTCGATCGCTCTCTGCGCGAAGGCAAGCGCGGGCCGACAACCGAATACATGCACAATTCGCGAGTTCCGTTGGACGAAGTGGTGTTCAAGCTGGACCGCCAGCCGAACCTCTTCGGCCAGGAATGCGAGGGTCTCTGCGGCGTCTGACAATAGGAGGACTTTATGACGACAAGTCTCGAACGGGCTGTGGAGGACTATAAGCGCATCCTGCAGACGGACGCCCCGAGCGTCGATGGGGTGCCGGAAGACAAGCAGGAAGAGGCGGCAACCCTGCTGAAGCAGGCGGCGGACATGAATAAGCCGTTCGCCTCCGACGATGACTTCCGCAAAGCGCTCGGTCTGACTGGGTCGCAGTGAACCTTCTGCTGGTTGTGATGGCGGTGACGATCCTACTCGCCGCCAAACACCACATTTGGTGAGCGCCGCATGAAGAAGTGGCTCCTCTACCTCAAGGCGGTCTCGACGATAGCCCGCTCGGTCGGGCTGAACGACCCGCGCCTCTACCAGTATTTCGGTGGCGGCAGCACTGACGCGGGCGAGGTCGTCACCATTGAGTCCTCGACCCGGATAGAGACCGTCTGGGCCTGCGTGCGGCTGCTGGCGTCCTGCATCAGCACACTGCCCTGCCAGGCATTCCAACGGTTGCCTGACGGCCGCGGCGTTCTCGTGCGTGAGCACCCGCTCTACACCCTGCTGCACGACACCCCGAACGCGGATATGACGGCGGTGACGTTCTGGCAGTCGATGGTCGGGTGTCTGCTGCTCTGGGGCAATGCGTATGCGTTGATCGATCGGCGGGCTGATGG